ATGATATCAACTTGATCAACTGCACTATAAAACCAATTAGTCAGGTTTGCAGGAGCTTGTACAGGAGCACCTGCACTTGCAGTCATATCAAATGATACCCAGTTTGATAGTTGAACAGTGAATGCATTAGGAGCAACACCTGAATAATAATAGATTGAGGTTGCTGCACCAGTGATTCCGTCAACAGAACCTACTGTCACTACTAAGTCGTTACCAGGGCTAGTTCCACCAAACTGAGTTCCAGAGAAGGTTACCTTATCACCTGCTGCATATCCAGTGCCACCGGATACGAAACTAGTAGGATTGACATAATATTGTCCGAACGTAACAGTAGCGTTTATCTGAAGACCTAGACCACCACCTGTAGTTGAAGTTTGTGCTGGTTGTTGTGATTCAATGACAGCTGGACCATACTTCACGCCAGGAGCTCCGCCAGGAGAGAATCCTGCAGCAGTCATTAGTCCATTGTCAGTGCCATCGGCCTTAATATCATTGACAACAATGACACCGCCTTCAGTGTGTTGAAGTTGGATTGCGCCTGTGCTTGTCACACTAGCGACAGTGAAGGGAATACCAGCAGCAGCCCATTGTGTCACGAACTGAGTTGGAGTCGCATTATTAGGTACGCTGAGGATGTAGTTTGAAGACAGTGACGCTGAACCCGGAACGGATACTTGCACTTTTGATGTATACGGACCTGAAGTAAAGGTCGGAGTCGTCGTGCTGCCGACCACGACAGTAGGTCCTGTTGCGATCCTTTCCCAATAGTACACTGGAGTTGCTTGATAACCTGAACTTTGTTGACCGTCGTAACCATATTGAGCATAAACAGTGCCAGCTGGGATTGATTGTCCACCAGTAGAATCTACTTGACTAATCGCAGTCCAGTCAGAAGTAGCAAATCCAACAGTCTTTGGGTTCCAGACTAAATTAAGATTATCCCATTGAGAAATAACCGGCGCTAGTCCAGTTCCTGCACTACCTACCTTAATCCAAACTGAACCAGTAGGAGCAGGATATTGTTGTCCTTCTTGCCATAGTGGCTGTTGTGAAGAAGGTCCTGTGAATGCTTGCGGTTGATAGTAAGCAGGCATTGACATACTTGTTGGGACTATTCCTAGATCAGACAGTACAGTACCGGTTCCTGCGGTGATCGTGATGCCTTGGGGGGTCATTGAATTAGGATTTTGTACTTGATTAGTATAAAGTGTCAGTCTGCCGTTTACGACATACGAATATAATCCAGTGATTCCTAGAGCATTGATTGCATTGGAGACTCCGGCTACATTATTATTAGGAGAAGCAGGAACTGTGATTGTGAATGGAGTGCCTTGCCAACCCAGAATGAATGTATCGTTATGTGTTAGCGCCGGATTAGAATTAGTGCCTTGAACAGTAGGATTTGATTCTGTCCAAAGGGTAGATCCTACTCTTGCCCACTGATTAAGACCATTCTTGAAGAAAAATTGTCCAGCAGCAGCAGCATCAGGAGGCGTCATGCTTCCGTCGACCGGAATCGCAATTACAGCATATTGACCTATGTTTCCGACACTATCAATAGGAACATTACCACTGATCAGTGTAGGATCCGTGATAACGATAGGAGATTGAAGAACAAATTGACCGGTGACTGCATCAAACTCATAGATTCCCCAAGTTGAATTTGTAGCATCTAACCACCAAGTACCAGCAGCAGGGAAGCCTACCGGACGACCAGTAGAACCAACTAGGCTCGCTAGATCAATATCTGCTCTGATGGTATAAACTAGATTTGTGACGCCCAACGCTGAATACGCTGCTAGCAGACCGTACTCATTGAGTTCATAACCTTGAATTGGAGTACCATTTGAAGTGGTATAGAAGAATGGGTTACCGTAGAGAGTAACTAGATCACGCTGGCTAGTTACCAGATATAGCTTGCCTGCATTTGCTGCGGTTGTTCCGGCTGCTACTGCTGTTGAAGTAGGATCGGCCTTATTCTGTGCAGTAGCCAATATAATTAGGGGGATAGAGTTGAGGGGTCCTGGAAGATATGCTGATTGGTCAACAATCGTAACTTCTACACCCGGTGATACTAGTGCCATGTTCTTTTCCTTTTGTAATATTTTGAGGTTTACTACCTAAACCCAAAACTTTTAATTCTGAGCTTCTATAGTTATTTAGTTTATTTCATAAAAAATAGTGCCTTAGGCTGTTATACATACCTTTAAATGTAAATTGTTAATTGTTTTGATAAATAACATAATGAATGACAATCCCGAAGCATCCGTATACTGGATACATTTAGATATCCATACCGATCCCGAATCCGAAGGCTACATCGGGGTATCTAAAAATCCAACATCCAGAATAGCCACCCATTTACGTAGGGCAGAAAAAGGTAACCATCACAATAGTAATCTTATAGAGACCGTCAGTACATGCGGTAAAGACTCTATGAAAAGTCAAATACTTTTTTCCGGAACAGAAGCGGAATGCTATGACAAAGAACTCCTGTTGCGGCCAACAAGAAATATAGGCTGGAACATAACTGAGGGTGGTAGAATGGGCAGCGGAGCACCATATGGTGTTCCGAAGAATAGAGAAAAACTTAACGCCAAAAAAGCGGAAAGAGAAAAAGCAGAAAGAGAAAGAAACGACAGGATAGCTTCTGGTGTCCCCACCGCAGAAGACTTAGCCTATCTAAAAAAAATAAAGGATCAAACGATACGCCACAAAAAAAGACTGTTAGGACTTGAGCAATCTGATCATTTACCTAACAGTCTAGCTGATCTTAGACCGATGTGTTCTCGTTGCAATAAAGAACCATGTGCAATAAACTATATTAGAAAAGGAAAAACACATTACAGAAAAATATGTGATAGTTGCGGGAAACAGAAAACCAACAAAAAGCCAAAAATACACACCTGGGAAAGAGCAGGCTATAGGAAGAAGATTGCGTGTGATCTATGTGGTTTTAAAGTAGTTTATCCCAGCCAAACAATGGTATTCCATATTGACGGGGACTTAACTAATGTATCGTTCAATAATTTAAGGACGATATGTTTGAATTGCGTCGAGGTAGTGAAGAGGAAAGAAGTTAACTGGAAACGCGGAGATTTAGTGGTTGACCGCTAAAATGTTCTCTAGTTGGTCGTGTAATTCAGTTATCTTACCATTATTATCTAGATAGTAATCATACTCCAGTCCGACGCTAGAGTACTCGCTAGCATGAACATTATAATAGTTCAACTTTGCTACGCAGAGTTCCAACAGAGCTGGATTCGTGATAGTATTATGTAGTTCAGCATAGTAATGCCATTCAGGCGCCGGACCCCGATGAGTACGCATCGTGATACCACCTGAATTCTTGATGGCTTGCAATTCATTAGGAAATCGGCAATCGGTGATGACAACATTGTCCTTAATCTCCATCAATCGTCGGTTCAATGACATGACCCAAATAGAATCATGAAAACCTTTGCGGGCAACTTCTGTACCCCACTGCTGTAGTACCCAACGAGGAGTCAAGTGAGGAATACCCAACTGAGTAGCCCACCACTCATCTACTTGTTCCCGCCATTTTCTGCTTTCTTGAGTTTCTCCTTCTAATAGGATTCTATCCCAAGAAAAAATAACCGAAACAGCATCCTTCAATGTATCAGCAAATGCCATCTTTCGGAAACCATAGTTTGTGGTTAAAATGTTAGCAACAGTAGATTTGCCAGAACCGATCAATCCAGTAACACCTATAATCATTAGTATCTCCTTTAAAAGAGTATACGATATTCATTTGATGAATGCAAGAGAAAAGGTATAAATAAAGATGTAGTTCGCGGATCTGGACAATCCCAACTACTCTAATGCATTGAGGAACATCAGCATGACTATTTATTTGTATAAGAAGACCCACAACAAAACCGGGCTACAATACCTTGGGAAAACCAAACAGAACCCACTAAAATATCAAGGATCAGGTAAAGATTGGGAACCGCATATTAAAGAACACGGGTACGATGTTACTACTGAAATACTGAAAGAATGTCTAACTAAAGAGGAACTAAGTTACTGGGGCAGACATTATAGTAAACTATGGAATATAGTTGAAGATCCGAACTGGGCTAACAAGATTCCGGAAACCGGTGGCGGTGGCGGATCAGTAAAGGGTGACTCTCACCACATGAAACGTCCTGAAATGAGATTGGCCTTCGGTAACGCTCAACGAGGAAAAAAGCACTCACCTGAAAGATGTGCAGCAAACGCGGCAGGCCAACGCGGGAAAACATACACAAAAGAAGCAAAAAAGAAAAGGTCAGATAAACTCAAAGGCTCAAATCACCCTAACTATATAGAAACTCAACATCAGTTTGTGCATATAACAGGAATAACAGAAACCTGTACTATATATGAACTTTATACTAAATATAACCTACCAAGAAGCAATGTGTATAGAATGATGTCTGGCGATAGAAAGTCAGTTTCCGGATGGAAACTGACAGTCTTTACTTGACACCAGCAGCAAGTTTGCCAGACCAATCATCTTGAACATCTCTATATGATGGCCAGTCCTGATTCATAGTTCCACCATACCCCAACCGATCATATTCTGCAATCTCTGTTTCGTTCTTCCCAGGGTTTGTGTTGCCCGGAGCGGAATCCACTTGAGAACTTTTCATTAGCAAGCTTAGACTTTTCGGGATCTTTTTGGCGCCAGTGATTTCCGGTAGTCGCTTTACTAATGATTTTACCTATTCCTAGCTTCTTTGCCTCAAATGACGAGAACCGTAGATAATCTTTTTCCCTCCATCGCAGGGGTTCCCCTGTAACAGGACATTTTTCAATATCATACCTATCATTAAGTATGTGCCAGACTCTTTGCTTGGGTTTGGCATCATTTGGCAAAAAGGATGTGTATTCTACAATCTGTTCCCATAGATCAGGATGCGTTTTGTAGAGATATCGTGTTACTGACTTATTGTAAGTCGGGTCATTAGCGATGAGGGTTTCAAGTATGTTCTTCATACTTGTATTTAGTCCTCATCCTTAAACCCAAGTTAATTTAGCCCTGTATCCATGTTAAGGGCTGTGATCCATCCACATAATTCTTTAGATCAAGCAATAGTGCTTCTTGATGTGCTTTGCCTTCAGCTTTAAGTGCAGTACCATTAAGTGATGTTCCTCCACCAGGACCAGCGATAGAATTAAATTTCTCACGAGCTTCGCCTAGGATCATCTTACACGTTGCTAATATAAAGTCAGCGATCCACACCCCGGCGCCAGGATCTTGAATGAGTACTGCTTCGGGACGTTGAATGTCAGCCCAGATCAGAATGCGCTCGCCTGTGCCCTTGAAGTCACGAGTGATGCGCAGGACCTTAGTTACAGGATCGAACGTATATGTGAGAAAGCCACCGAACATCCTTGCTGCTAGTTCTACATAACCTGCGTAGAAATCATATGTCGCAAGTCCTCCGGTGTAATTATAATTCAACAGATAGGTGTTGAGAATAGCACTTGAGAAAGGATCAAATGAAG